TTGTCATGCCCGATGATTTCAAGGCGGATGCACTCTTTGAGTTCTGTATAAGACGTCATCGCAATCTTCCCGTGCAAAACGGTGATTCTAGGCGATAACTTTTTGAAAACATACCTAAACAATAAATATCTGATGACGCATTGCAGAGCTATGTTTTGCTGGCTATCCAGTAACGTGAGGTGGCTTCCTGCTTATCAGAAGCGCAAGCGATGCCGTGGCTTCATATCGTTGGCCAAACAGCCCTGACCACAACAAACTACAAATTCCTGTCGCCATTTTGCTGCCGTTTGCCAACAATGCAACAAAAAAGCCACTTCGTCAAAAGTGGCTTATTTATATGATTGTAAAGCTAAAATTTGGTGGCCCCTGTTGGGTTTGAACCAACGACCAAGCGATTATGAGAACGATGCACCACCTTTAAAATCATATAGTTACAATAAATTCAGAAGGTTATGTATCTAATATTGTCCAGAGTTGCTTATGGTTCGCGATTTGGGGGGGCAAAAAGGGGACACTTAGTTATTTATGCTTTGTATCAAGTTTAGCCCTGAGTGCAGGTATAGTTTGTGTTCTATAATTACTCATCATCATCATCATCATCATCTATTAAATGGGCGATTTCGATATATGAATAGTTACTGTCAATAGCCTTATCAATTATTTTATATCCAAGTGATGGAGATGATAATTGCTCATTGTAATTTCCATTCTTACATTGTTTAGATAGTTCTCTTATTGCCAGTTCTTTAAATATTCCCCAAGAAACGAAATATATTGGCTCCCAGTTTGATTTTATTTCATGTTTAATCATGCTCCATGATGTATAGCCTTCAGTTCGTGGTGTGCATATACATTCGAGAAGTTCACTTGCAGTATCTGTTAATGTATTTAAGCAATCTCCGTGCCCAGTGGGTGAGTATTCTACATAAACATTTATATACTTCTTAATTATATTCGGTAAGCTATCAATTCCCTGAAAATCTTCCAAGTGCCACATTCGTTCAAGTGACTTGAATGGAGCAATGTTCACAATGCTAATAAAATAAGGTGATAGACCAAACCCATTAATCTCTTTGCTTAAAAATGCAAAACCATGTCCGTTTAGTTTCTCCCCCTTTGTTGCTATACATTCCATACTTTCTTTCATTAAATTAGTATATCCATGAAGTTTTGTTTTTCCGGGATTGCTGGTTTGCTGAGTATCATCATATAAGCAAATATGATGCCCAGCCAAATGTTCTTCACTAAATTTATCGGGGGATGCTTCAATGTCTAATTTTTCTATTTCAATGACTTTTAATAATATTTCATCGCTTATCAGCACTGGTTCTAGGCAAAGGATGTATTTGTTTTGCCAGACAATATTGTTGAAAATATAATGTTTTAAAAGAGTTGGCCATGTTGGAGATATTATGACATTTACAATATCACCATCAGATAGATATGAAAGAGAGCTTTTTATCTCTCCAGAGTACGCAACTAATTCTGTGCCTGCTTGTCTGGTCGCATTGGCAAAATTTTTAAGTTCAATAATAACTATGGACTCTTTCTCAATTGCATACGCAATGATATCTGGTTTTAATACCTCACCTGTTGTGAGAGAAATATTTTCATTAGTAGAAATAACCTCATTAAGAAAAAGTGAGTCCAATGAGTGTATATAGCTGTTTTTTATTTTTTCTTCTGAGGCTGTTTGTGGCGTGTGATTTTCGATGTCTTCTCTGTTGATTATTACATCATTTAATCCTTCTATCATTGTGAATTTATTTTCAAGCCACTTTTGCATTTCATCTTCATCTATGAATACACTCATTTTTAATTTCCTATGTGTGATTAGAAAGTTTTATTTAACGGGTTGAGTTGCATCGCTTCTAGCAAATGGTTAGGAGCAAAATGCGAATAGCGCATAGTCATTTTAATATCGGTGTGGCCGAGAATGCGTTGGAGAACAAGGATATTTCCGCCGTTCATCATAAAGTGTGATGCAAACGTGTGGCGCAATACATGGGATAACTGGCCAGTAGGTAAATCCAGTTCGGCACGTTCAACGGCTTTACGAAAGGCTGAGTAGCATGGGCTGAATAATCGACCTGGTTTTTCAGGTTTCGGCAGTGCGTCAAAAAACGCCTGGCTGATAGGTACCGTCCTGTTACGGTTACCTTTTGTTTTAAAAAAGCTGACCTTAAGGTTCTTAAGTTGTTTGGTGGTTAATGTTTCAGCTTCATCCCAACGCGCGCCAGTTATAAGGCAAGTACAGGCAACCCAATAGGTGCTCTCGTTCCGACTCTTCCGGCACTCATCAAGCAAACGCTCAATATCTTTATCTTCTAGGTAGGAGAGTTCTTGCTCTTCTGATTTAAATGGTCTGAGTTCAGAAAGGGGATTATCAAGTTTCCAGTGCCCTAGGCGTTTTAGCTCGTTGAACACCGCACGGAAATAGGCCAGTTCTAAATTCATCGTTCGCGGTGAAACCTGCTTAACGCGAGAAGTGCGAACTATTTCACCTGATAGGCGTTTTTTTCGGTAGGTGGAAAACATTGTCGCACTAAATTCATGCGCATTCGGTTCACCCATACTCTTACAGGCAAATTCCATCGCGTGTTTGCGCTTCTCGCCATCATCCAAGGTCACCCCATGCTCATCGAACCACTGGTTCACAAGGTCACGCAGTTTACGACGATCTTCCTTGCCATCCAGCCACGGTTTAACGTGGATGTTCTCCATGATGTGATTTTCGTAGGCCAGCGCTTCCCCTTTGGTGGAAAAGGAACGGCGGATGCGTTTTGCTGGTTTCCCTTTAGGTTTTCCTTCCGGGTAAATATCCAGCAACCATTTACCATCTGTCTGTTTTCGGATTGCCATTATGAATTGATGATTGTCATTACAACACGGCCTATCACTTCAATATCTTCAATTGCGCAGTCAAAGGCTATACCGACGCCGCTTACGCGAACTTTCTTAACAGGAATACGCGTCAACGTCCTGATACTAGTTTTCCCCTCAATATTTACAAACCATTCCCCATCAAAAACTTCAGTAAATTTTTGATCGAGTATGTACTGCGCTTTCTCGTCATGAATACAAACAGGCTCTGTTGGTAGAGGTATCCCGGCACGGAAAAAGACCTTGTCAAACAACACATGCCCTGAATCGAAAATCTGGCCATCTACCAGTTTTTTTCGCGGCATTTTCATTATATCCAGCTCATCATCATCAAATTTTTTACCGTTCCCAGTGGCAAGCCACTCAAGATTTGCACCTGTTTCAGCAATGCATTTAACAACGATATCTGCTGGAAAGACCCCTCTTTTATAGCGAGAGGAAAGTGAACTAGCTGCCATGTCTAAATGTTCAGCAAGCTGTAGTTTCTGCGAAAAGCCGTATGCCTCTATCACCCGGTTAAGGATAGGAGTGCCATCTACGTTAAGATCGATTTTGAATTTGGCCATAGTAAATTTTTAATTCGAATATCGACAAGTTACAATTGACACTTCTCGAATAGCGAATTAACCTGACTCCGAAAATTGTTGATGTTCAATATTGATGAGCGTTGCCTCGCTCAACTGAACAAAGGAGTTTGCCGTATGCGTCCAAACATTACAATCGCCATCCCTACACCTTTCCTTCCTATTGATGAGTATTGCCGTGTCACCGGAACCCCGATGGGAACGGCTCGCAATATGGTGCGTGATGGCCGTTTGCCGATCCGTGGAAAGGGGGATAAGCCCCGTGCTCGTGTTGAAATAAACATGGCTGCGCTGACCATTCAGGCTCTTAGTGAATGCCACATTTCGTTAGAAGCGTAATCGAGGCTATCAATTAGGAATCCGCGAATCATGTACGATTACAAGGTATCCATACAAGATCATCTGGATAACGCTTGCCGCGCCTTTTCGCTGGCGCACAACGTTGAGCAACTGGCCAGAAATTTAGGCATGCGTCCTGCAACGCTACGGTGCAAGCTGAATCCCGATCAGGCTCATCAGCTTACTTTGGCTGAGCTTATGGCCATCACTGACTACACCGAAGACCCACGCATTTTAGATGGTCTTCTCCGTCAGATGAACTGTCAGCCGTCTGTTCCGGTAAACAATGCCACGCCGGATAACATGCAGTACTGCGCCCTTACCGCAGTAGCCAGCATTGGCGCAATCGCCGGAGAAGCGGTTTCTACTGAGAAGATGACCTTAACCCGCCGTAATCAAATCCTTGACCGCGCCAGCGATGCAATCAGAAGCCTTTCGCTGATCGTCTATTCCGTAGAAACCCGCTTTCAGTCCGTGCCTGTGCTGGCTGCTGCCGTCGATATCGTCACGGCAAACGCCACCGGGCTTATGTGAAGTGCGCCCATGAAAGATATAGCTTCCATGCTTAAACGCCAGTCGCCACCGCAGCAGCTTCCCAGCTATGGGAATGGCTGGATTGAGCTGCCGAACGGCAAACGCTGGAACCCGTCACACGTTTATAAATTCAACACAAGCCCGCTGCCGGTGTGGCGTCGCCTGTTTAAATTTCTTGGAGGTATCCATGCGTTCTAGTCCTGAACATGTCCGGCAGATTATTAGCCAGTGGTTCCCGGATCACTCAGAAGCTGCCAGATACTGGGATTCGCTTAAACCAGAATGGCGCGGTGTGGTTCTGCATGCCGCATCGGTTTATGTCCACGAATCACTTAATGCCAGCCTTGCGAAGTGTAACTGGTGTGAGCTTTATGCCCGTCTTGATCACCGGCGCATGATGCAGTTGCGAGCGGGTATCAGGGAAGCCCGAAATCTCTTTGCCGGTTTTGGATCGTTAAGAGAGAAAGATTTTTCGCCACGTTCTGCGCATATGGTTGACCGGCAGGTACCACGCCAGCAACTGGTTACCACGCAGAAACTGCCAGAAAGCACCGTAAATCTGATCGCCGGCCGCAACCAGTTGCGCCAGCAAAAAACACAGGGACAACATGCATGACCATTATTTCCGTTGATAAAAATACCTTCGCGCATGAGCTGAGTGCCTGGCGCGTACCCATGAATTATTCGGCTTTGTTTATGGCCAAAAACACGGACAAGGCGGGGCGTGTTGCGTTACATCCGTTTTTCTTTAACGACACGGAACACATGACTAACCCCCGTCACTGGCTGGCCGTCAATGCCGCTATCTGGTGTACGGCTTACCGTGAGGCCGAAGGAAAAGAAAGGCAGACTGAAGCGCTGGCCAGTCTGCGGGCGTTGTTTTACACCGCTGGCGCACTTGGCCAGGGCGAGATTAAAGCCCTTATTCAGGAATGGTGGCTCCAGACGTACCCGCTTCACAAAGTGCCCGCGCTCAACCATTCAGCCGTAACAAACACACCGACTTTCCACTGATTAACCGAGACTTTTTCGGCCATCCATATCGATGGCCGGGGATTCTTTTGCCCTGGAGAAATGAAAATGGCGACACGTGTTACCCCGGAACCGGCAACGAACAGCGACTTAACTGCCGGGCTGGCGCTGGCGTTAATGCTTAAAAAGGCCACGCAGGAAGGTAAAGCCGCAACTGCGGATTTATGTTCTTTCCGTCTTGATAAGCTGGCCACCCATGCCGCAAAAGAAGGTTTATCCGCCGCTGAGATTGTGGAGCTTATTCGCGAGGAAGCCGAAGCCATAAACAGCAAAGGTGGTGCAGCATGGCAGTAAAGGCTATCCAGTGACACAGGTTACGAACATCCCTGAAATCAATGGTCAGTATCACGCCGTCGAATCATGGCGGCGAGATGTGTTTTCGCCAGGTATACCGCGTGACGCGACGATCACAGAGCGCAAACTCTGGTTCGTTAACGCGGAAGATTACGCCTGGCGCTCTCAGTATCTGCACGAAATACCCGACTGGCTGGCCGGGTATTTTGGCCAGCGATACGAAAAGTTGTACCACTGTACCGATGGCCGTCGCCGAGCCAATACATTTCTGCGCAAGACTATCGCCGGGAATGTATTGCCACGACTGCGCAAAGTCATGTCCCGCTATGCCCTTCCGGTTGATGTTGACGATCTCCCCTTTGGTAAGGCGCTTGGCCGTCTGCCGTCCCTTGACCGTTCCGAACTTAAAAAGCTGGCCGGTCGCGTTGCTGCCTGGCTAACCAAGGCATTCTGTGATTTTACAGACACGCTTAATGGAGAGACGCGAGACGAAAAAGAGCTGGCTAAGCGTGCGGGGCTGGCTTTTGCCCATATGGGCGAACTGCTACAGCAGATTAACTTCACCGCGCCCTACTGGGGAGCTTTTATTGCTGACAAGCTGACAGAACGCCAGGCGCATTCCGGCATTCTGCGCATGATGGCACCAGACTGGTGGTATCTGCGTCTTAAGCGTGCCCGCGATCTCCAGCGCGAACATCTGGCCATTGCCGTGGGGCAGGTGCAAAAGGCCGCAAGCGCCTATGTGTCGCGCAAAACCCTGGGCGAGTGGGTGGAGCAGAAAAAGCGTAACACCGATTTTTTCAAAAAGTTTGACCTGATTAATGATGATGGTGATCGCGTTGCGCTTGGCGATATGGTTTATCGCAGTGTGGCCAATCCGGCGATCCGTCGCTGTGAACTGATGGTTCGCATGCGAGGATTTGAGGACATCGCAAACGAAGAGGGGCTGGCCGGGGAGTTCTATACCATCACTGCGCCGTCGCGCTTCCACGCCGTACACAGCAAAGGTGGCTTTGTCAGCCAGTGGAACGGATGCAGCCCACAGGATACACAGCGTTATCTCTGCCGTGTGTGGGCTAAGTGCCGTGCCGCGATTTCGCGCGCTGGCATCAAGGTTTTTGGCTTCCGTGTGGTAGAGCCTCATCACGATGGTACACCACACTGGCACATGCTGTTATTTATGCCTCCGCATGATGTTGCCGCTGTTCGCGACATTCTTTGCTATTACGCCCGTATAGCGGATTCAGAAGAACTTCAGTCACCCCACGCGCTAAAAGCGCGTTTTCACGTTGAGCCTATCGATCCAGAAAAAGGTTCTGCCACTGGCTATATCGCTAAATACATCTCCAAAAACATTGATGGTTTTGCACTTGATGGTGAGACGGACGAGGAAACCGGGGAAAACCTGCGGGGTATGTCCAAAGCGGTTACGGCGTGGGCGTCCCGGTGGCGCATACGTCAGTTTCAACAGATTGGCGGCGCGCCGGTGACGGTCTGGCGCGAGTTGCGTCGTTTGCGGGATCAGCGGTTGACTGATAGCCGCATGGATGCCGTTTTAGCAGCGGCAGATGTGGGTGACTGGGCTGCGTATACGCAGTTGCAGGGCGGCGCACTGGTAAAGCGCTGTGATCTGGTCGTGCGTCTCGCTTATGAAATCACAGAACAGGGGAACGAGTACGCAGAAGATGTGCAGCGTGTTCAGGGGGTTTACTCACCTCTTATTCCTGACTCTGAAGTTTGCACACGTCTCGTCAAATGGCAGAAGGTCGCGAAGTTGGCCGAAGCGCCAGCGGAGGCTGGTTTTTCTGGCGGCAGCGCCGCCCCTTGGAGTTCTGTCAATAACTGTACTGAGGGTGGTGCCCGCAGGCGATTAAAACTGGATCTGCATAGCCGTGGTTTTAACGGTGATGATGTAGAAATCGACATTTTGATGCGAGGGAGTGGGCTGGTATATGGTCGAAATTCTTTGATTTATCGAAATGGACAGCTACAGGAAAAAAGAAGAATGCCGGAAGATGAAATCTGGCCGGGCTGGGCATGATGTGTATAACCCAAGGAAATTTATAGATATATGCCTTGGGTGAGTAAAAAAGATGTTTCTAAAATTATGTCAAAATGATACTGTGTTTATATACAGTATTTTCTATCGAAGGGGGATCTCGGTGGAGTTGTTGGAAGTCACTACAAAGCTGGAATGCATTGAGTTAGTTGCGAAAGTCGCTCATCTGGAAGGTGTTACTGATAGGCAGCAGGCTGTGGCTTTGCACTTGATTGGTGAGTGGGCAGAAGAGGTTAACGCTGGGATAAAAAAGCATATGAAAAAGCCCCTCAGCGGGGGCTCTTTAGATAGAACCAGTTTTCAGTAAATCTAGCGTCATCTGTTTTTGCTGAGGTGAAAGGTTGCTGATCAGCTGTTGCAACATCGCATCACCGGTTTTAGCGCTGGGGCTAAGTGTGTGGGAGAACGTCAGATTCATAACAAACGTATGCCCACACTCCACATCGCTACATGCACAGTAAATATCCGCTATTTCGCGATGCTTGCGGTTAGTTTTCTTTATAATCGCCGCAGCGTCGCAATCCGGGCATTTAATTTTTAGTACGCGCATTTTCCATGCTCCAGACATTTTGGGATGCCTGGATTTTAACCTTTTTTCGCTCATGCCGCACCGTCTGTTTGTTGTGGGAAGTCAAAGTTAAGGTGCAGATATTCCGGGATTTCCGGGGCGGCGCTGATGGCCTCCATAAAGCGGCGCTGGAGGGGCAGCACTTCGCTTTTTTTGTAAATTCGCTCGGCCTTCTCCGGGTCGCCCAGTCCGGCAGCATTCTGTGCGATTTGCCCGGCCAGGCCTGCCGGGAAGCGGTGCGCATTCAGCACATCCTGAGCACTGATGTTTTTCACGCTGGCAAACTCATCATTGGCAGAAATGTCGCCCATCTGAATAAACTGCACCCCGTCTTTTTGCCCGTTCGGGATATTCACCAGAATAGTGGAGAAGTTACCGATCCCTTTGCTGTCACGCAGCTGGCGTTCAATCTCTTCCTCAAGTTCGTCGGTCATGCTGGGGTCGGAGGTGTACAGGATGCCGCCTGTATGAGCGCCGTTGTGGTAATAACGGCGGCGGAAAATCACCGCCTCACTGTTAAGCAGAGCGGAGTGGATGCCGCCGATGTAGTCCGGCAGGCCGTAGATGTGTTGCTGCGGGTCATACATACGCAGAAAAATCACGTCTTCCGGCGGATAAATCAGCGGCTCACCCTGTTGCAGCACAGCAAACTCCCCCGTTTTACGACGACGCGTATACAACCCCGGCAAGGGTGCCAGGGCGATGACGTCACCCCAGCCATTGCGAATTTTTACGATCCCCACATCCCCGAAGGTAATAAAATCAAACACCGCGGCTTCAAGGTCATCACGGGATAACCCGCCGCCGATATAGTCAGCCAGCACCATGTTTTTGCGTGAGTGGATGATGCCGCCGTGCTGGCCATTCAGGTTAATCAGCTGCGCCAGCGCCAGCCTGTCAATCGGCAGCGTAAAGTGGTTGGCCTCGTTGTCATACCATACGTCGCAGTAATCCGTGCCGGTGGTCAGTACCGGTTCGGGCTTGCCGAAACGCAGGATACTCATCTTTCTGGCTGGCGCGTTTTTACCTTTACCGCGCGCGGCGGTGTATTTCTTCTTTTTCATGCTGCCTCTTTCCTGATCCGCCAGCGACTCCGCGGTTTGTTCTCGTAGTTAAGGGGTTCGTTATGCAGTGCATGGGCTATCGCCCAGAAGGATTCCGCATGGCCGGTGTCCTGGCTGCGGTCTGCAACAAATGTCATTGCGCCACCGCTTTGCGTGGTGGTGCGGCGTATGGCCATAAAGCTGGCCGGGATCTCTTTCATGTCTTTATCCCACTCGATACGCTGGCTCTCCACCACATCAGCGGCTTTCAAGACCAGCTGGTCTTTGGTGTGACGGTCATAGCGGATAGCCACCGCCACACGCAGGGCAAAATGCTGAATATTTTCATAAACGCCCTGGCCGATGCCGGTCACGTCGATGCCCAGATAGGTGAAGTTGTATTTGTGAAACAGCTCCTCGATCTGCTTTGCTTGCCAGCGAAAATTCATCCCCTTCCAGTTAAAGACGCGCAGCACCCGGTATCGCTCTGCGGCATACTCAGGCGGGGCGACAATCACAAAGCAGCTCAAATCACCGCTGCGGGCAGGGTCGAAACCGCCCCAAACAGGGCGCTCGCCAAATGGCCGCGCTTTTCTGATGTCGTGATCCTGCCAGGTGTCCGTTTCTACGCCGCAGGCCTCCAGATCAGAAAACCGGAAAACGCTGTCTTTGCTGTCCACGAAAACGCACATATAGAGCATGGAAAAGGTGGCGTCGTTGTAGCGGTTGCGCAGCTTCTCGATGCTGGCGAGGTTAAAGCCGCCCGCGATCGCATCTTCCATCGTGATGATGTAGCGCCACTGACCATCCGGGCAAAGACGGCCACCGTTGCGCATATCGTCAAAGGACGGAAAGACTGCCGCCGCGCGCTTTTTACTGCCCTGTTTCCATTCCTCGCCCGTCCAGAACGGATAGGCCTGGTGAGTTTTGGCCGATGGCGTTGAAAAGTAGGTGGTGCGCCACTTGTCATGCGTGGCCATCGCGCTGGCCACTTCGTTCAGCCTGGCGAAGTTGGGCACCCAGAAATATTCGTCACAGTACAGGTGCCCGCTGTATGACTGAGCAGTGTTTTTGTTCGTTGAGAGAAAACGCAGCTCTGCGCCATTACTCAGGCGAATCGGGTTGCCGGTGAGCGTTATCCCGAAATACTGCTCGGCGATGTTTACGATGTAGGAGCGGAACACCTCGGCTTGCGCTTTGGACGCGGACAAGAAAATTTGCGGATCGCCGGTCATTACCGCATTTTCAAAAGCCTCATAAGCAAAATACCAGGTCGCCCCGATCTGGCGGCTTTTGAGGATGTTCCTCACCTGCTGACCGATGTTAAGCCGCAGATGCTTCTGGTATTCAAAGAGGTGCTCATCTGCCCAGGCATCAAAATCGTCCTGCGTCAGGGATGAAACATCATTCTTTTTATATTTGCGTTTTTTGCGCGGCTCTCCGTCGCTGTCCTCCGGGGCGTTGTCGCGCGTCGTTCCCCGGTTTTCGGCCAGCTTCTCTTTATGCTTGTTGCTCTGCGCCCGCAGTTTGGTGGCATGCGCGATCAGCATGTCCATTTCTTTTAGTTCGGTGTCGCTTTTACCGTCGCGCGCAGCAAGCAGCTGGTAGCGGCGTTCTATCGCTTCCTCTGTGCTTTCGTGGCTCAGTAAGTCAGCCCAGCTGTGTTTTTCCGCCCAGTAATAAACGATCCGCGCATTCGGCAGATTTAATTCGGATGCAATTTCTTTTGGCGTGGCGCGACGCAAATATAACGCACGGGCAACGCCTTTTAATTCTTCTGAGTATTTGGCCATAGGCTTAATTATGCCGCGCCTGAATATAAAAAACGGCGGGTATTATTCGTAACCATTCCACTAAGGGCTGTTATCCGAACTCATAAGAATTAACAGGGGTGAAGGGATTTATTTATTCCGTAATAATCGACCTGCAATATCAGCGAGGCGAGAGGAAATAATGTCTCAACTGTTAACAGACTGGCTGTGTATTGCCACCGAAGGAGATACGGTT